ATATTTGTCACTTGGTTCTCATAAGCAGGTCAATATTTTTGACTTGGATAACAAGGCCCGAAGTTCGGACTTTGTTTAGGCAATCCCGAAATTCCGGATTGCCTAACCGAGTCAACATTTATAACTTAGTTCTGATAAGCAAGTCTCAATTTGATACCTAGTCAACAAGACCCGAAGTTCGGGGTCTGTTAGCTGTTTCGATATTATCAAGCAGTCATTGAATACCAGAGGGGGTCGTGCTTTGCGACTCCCATTTATATTGCCCAGAACGACCGTACCTCAAGGTACACTTGTTCAGCGTGCACCAGAATGCGTCTGTCAGCACAACAACGAGCTGTGCATTCATAATACACACCCAAACATTTCAGGTCAATTAGATTGACCTATTTCGCTATCGTTTTGAAGGATAGCAAATTGAAACAGGTCCTTCTGAAAGACCTGAAAGTGGATTTAAGCCACTTAGAACTTTTCAACACAAAAAAACGGGCATCTCTGCCCGCTTCGCCCAATGATATTGCTACTTTAGATGAGAATCAATGAAACAAGTCAAGGAAAACTATGATTACCGTATCAGCGAAGTTTGAGGAATGTCCTTCACTTGCTACGAGAAAGCAATCTGACTTGGTCTATAAAATGCGCCACCGGTTAGCTATGCCGTGCGTCGGTTAAAACGGCTCTTCCCGCTTATCGCCTAGGGATATCTTAATTATAAGGTAATACTTATTTAATGGCAACTGGTTTCCCTATGATTGTTGTCCATTGTTTTTTGGCTGTGTCCGGTGTCAGTTTCACGATGTCGTACTGCTTTCTTGGCCATTCAATGCCCCATGAGTTAAGGATGGTTTCTGGCTGATCATACCGAACAACAAAGGTCACCGTATCTTCGAGCTTCGTACCGACAGACGCCTTCATTTCGCTTAAATATTGGCTTAGCACAAGTGCCCATGTCGTGGAGTGTTCTTTCCTGACGTTGTTCACAGGAACTCCATTTACATTACCCATCGTGTAGCTCGCTAAAGTAATGGGTTCATTCAGCTGGCTGATGCTAGTAACCAGTGTTTCAATAGACCGGTTATCTGGAAGTAAGAAAAAATTGACGGAAAAAGTGTAGTGCGGTATGATTTGCTTACTTTAAGAAAGTAACGAGAAGGGAAGAAGCTTATATGTCCAAGATTACAGTTTTTGGCAAGGGAAACATGGGACAAGCAATAGGAAATAATTTTGAAGCATCAAATAATGAAGTAAACTATATCGATGTTGGTGATGCAGTTGAGAATATCGGTGATATCGTTGTGCTTGCTGTCCCTTACCCAGTCGCATTAGACATAGCTAAGAAAAATAGCCAACTTTTCGCAGGGAAAATTGTAATAGATATTACAAATCCTCTGGACTTCGAAACTTGGGATGGACTTGTGGTTCCATCAGATAGTTCCGCTGCCGCTCAGATTCAGAAAGAGCTGGCTGACTCAAAAGTCGTTAAGGGGTTTAATACCACATTTGCAGGCACTCTCGTTGCAAAGGTAATCGGTGGATCACACCCGACCACTGTTCAACTGGCCTCTGACTTCGACGATGCAAAAAATGAGATCAAGGAATCACTGAAAGACAGTGGCCTTAAAGTTATTGACTCAGGCAAGTTGAAGCGTGCACGGGAACTAGAAGCTTTTGGTTTTCTCCAAATGACCTTGGCAGCAAATGAGACCATTTCTTGGACTGGTGGATTTGGTGTCTTCGACTAATATTGGCCTATCAAGCCCCGGACTCTTTGTCGGGGCTTTTGTTATGTCTATCAGACAGATATTCCCCACAAATGAAAAGTCAAACGGATAAATCGAAAGAAATGTCTAAGTTGTGTAGAAGTCTAATCCGTTGTAGACAACATAGCTAACAATGTTGATGATCTTATTGATCTTGGTGGTAACTCGATTGATACAACGTTTTTGTACGGCTAATGCTTGTGCCGTAGCCAAAGCTGCTTGTATTGCTGGACTGAGACCAGTCATATCGTGATGAGCTTGTTTATCAATCTCGATAAAATATTGACGTGCCTTTTTTCCTCGATCGGGTCGCTGGATCATCGCAACTTCCTTGGTCATGTCGAATATCATGACATATTCAATGCGTGGATGCCTGCCGTTTGGGGTTTTCACCGAAATCGGGGAAAAGTCTTTTCCGACTTCAAAAAAATCATGTAACTCTCGGCCGCTGATCGCGATCGTACCATCATCACAAGTGATGTCTTTGATCAAACCAATTACCTTGATTGCCCATTTTTGAAATTTTTAAAACGCAACGATCAACAAAAAAGCACAATTTGATCTTTCAATTCGAATTGGAATAGTGTCGCCTAATTTTTCTATAATCTTTTATTTAAAGGACTCCGTCTTTTATATGGATCATCGCTCTCCAATTGGTATAGGGTACCCCCCCTCGCGCGAAAAAAGCGAAACATTTTTGCGGAAGACGAGCCCGTCCACCGGTCCCCGAATTTCAAAATGGCGTTGAATTTTTTGACCCGGGGGTCTGTTATTTTACCATCTCTCATCGTTGGCATACGGATTTTTGGGTCTCCCCAAACGTTTGTAATTGAATCGTCCGTGTCGCTTGTTGTGACAGTCGCGGCAGAGTGTGCGTAGGTTATCTGGATCAAGCGCTAGGTCTGGACGTTCCTCTAGCGTCTTGATATGGTCAATCTCCAGCGTCATGTCATTGCCAGTAGTCACGCGTCCTTCTGCTTTGCACCATTGGCATTCATAGTGGTCACGTTCAAGAACTTGTTCGCGCAATGCTTTCCATTCAGGTGAACGATAGAAGTGTGCACGTCCAGCGTGGCTGTGAATATCTCCCGTATACGATGTGTTAGCCATGCCCATCACTCCACGTATAATCTAATGACAATTGCCAATCCAATAAACAACACCGGCACAGAAATAATCACTATTAGCGGCATGAATACTAGCAGCCAACTCCATGCAATCAAGCCGAATAGCTTAGCCAGCACGAATATTAGTGTGAGCAGAAATAAAAAATTGTACATGCTAAATTGCCCCTCGATTAAGATAATATGATTGTCGAATAGGAACCGTTACCGTCAATATTTAGACTAGTAACATCCCATCCTGATTTATTTAGCAAACTGATTACTTCATTAACAACTGCTGGATTGTACTTGGAAACGCTAATTGAGATTGGGGATGTAGTACCAATTCCTTGATTAATGGCATCGTTCACATCGGCAATTAGGTTGTCTTTGTATTTCTTAGTTGCAGTGGCACGAGTTGGCAGGCATCCTTCCATTTTTGGTAGCACTGGTGCGGGTGGAGGCAACTGACGGTGAGACAATTGCCTGCTTTGGCCTTTAGCATTATCTAATAGCATGCTTATCCCTCCGTGTATTGTTTGATCTTGTCAACCCGCAAGTCGCACCAGCGGTCATGTACGCCATTCGCCTTATACACGGTTACAACGGGAAACGATCGATAGCCTTGTTTCCGGAACCGTTCAATGTCACGCTCGTCTGCTGTGATGGTTTGCACTGGCATGACACGTGACAGCTTGAATACTGTTCGCCGGCACTTTTGGCAGTGCGGCTTCGTGTAGATAATTGCTTGCATGTGTTTCTCTTCTCTCGATAGTTTCTCAATGATTGCTTGCTCAAAGTTGCTCACATACCCGTATCCGACGCGTTTCATTCCATTAGACATAGTAGATCGCCCTCGTATCATGATCGCTGTATTCGACCAGCTCAAACGTTTTGTGAGCAACCACGCCAATATCATCAGTCCATTTGTCGGTTGGCTTGCGTGTCGATACTTGGCGCTGAACGAATCCGCCTAGGTCTTTGCTCATCTCTGAATGCAGATGCCCCGTAAACGGTTCTCGGTTCTGTGCTGTGCCTAGCATGAAACCAAACTCGTCTAGGTATTTTGCAAGGTAATTGTTCTTGCCCTTATCACCATGAGTGGCACCAATGAAGTTGTGGCCTAGCATCGTACCCTTGTAATGCTTCAGCGATATATCCCAAGTAATGTTTGTTTGGTTGCTGTAGGCGCGTTTCAATAGACGTGCGAACATGTATCCAACTGACGGATCATGATTTCCGGCACAATACATGACCTCACACTCATTGGCGTTCTTGATAATCGCTTCAATCAGTGTCTCGAAGTATTGCTCCATTTCGTTCACAGTCTCGCCTAAGTCGGTTGTTTCTAGCTGTGTGCCCTTTGCCGTGGTCGAGTTGATATTATCCACGTGAGCTAGATCACCGCCAAGAATGAGCAATATTTTGGCGTAGTGGCCGCGTTGAATGATCTCTAGTTGCCGCTTCAATGATTCAGCATAGATGTCAAACGTGTGACCGTTGAAATGCGTATCAAAAGCAGGAATGACCAGATAGCGATCTGATTGCACAAAAATAGGAGCCTTAGCTTGGTATGGCTCCTTGTGTGTGATGATGTCATTCATCAATGATTCATATTGTTCAGCCTCAACCAACGGCCTAATTTGTATCTTGCTTTGATACAACGTTGCTTCAGGTGTCTGCTTCCAGAAGTTGCTTGTGGCACGTACAAGCTCCCATTTGGTGTAATCGTACCCGTGAGCTTCCAGAACCTCTCTAGGCGTCATTTTGTTACCCCTGACAACCTTTAAGATAGTTTCACTGGATTGAGTGCCGTCTGAATCGTATCCATTCTTCAGTGGCTTCTGAAATTCGATCCCAAGCCGTCTTGCTTTGCCTTGAAGAGCGTCATAGCTAATCCCGAGTTTGTCGGCCGTCTCTCGTCTTGTAAATCCTTCAGAGGCGAGCTTCCTAATGCCGCTAATTTGTTCATCTGTCCATTGCATCTACTCGCCTCCTGAAAATATAATAGCCGTGAGCAATTTGATGACGCTGCTCAACTTTCTGACGCATAACTTTCCTTGTTTCACGGCTCTCGGTTTAGGCCCCGAGAGCTTTTTTGTTGTTTAAAGAATTTCAATAAGCTAAAATTAAATTGTTCCCAATAAATACTCATTTTTACTCCTCTGTAATACCCCAACCTTCTAGCTCTCGGACTCGACCCCGAGGGCTTTTTTATGTGCCTATTACAAGTATTGTGTTACACTAATTTAGTGAGTTCATTCTCACACTCCAAAATGATTGGCCTTCGTTTTCCCAGAGCGAAGGCTTTTTTGTTGCACAAAAATAGCACCTCACCATATCTACAAGCACAAAGTAAGTACCCCTTCAAGGCCATCAAAACTAATCTCATTACCGACATCAAGCCCGCCATCCAGTGGAAGTAAATCTGATCCGGTCGAAATAATCTCAATAGATGCATCACGAGGCAAATTGTTAAGATAATCAAGCAATTGACCGACAGTTCGTATTTTCCCGGTTGGTGCCTCAATTTCTGTGCTTTTTTCCATGTTTACAAATCCCCTTAGTCCGTATTTTGACTATAAAAATAGCACCTCACCGTTTGGCGGAGTGCTCGGGTAAATGAAAAGACGCCGCAGCGTCTAATGTTTAGTTATGTGCTTATGTCATCATTTCAATTTTTTGATGTCAACGTCAACAAACCCCGGCAACGTTCCGATGTAACCATAGTTTCCGGGATTACCATAATTACCAACGTTGCCATAATTACCATATACACCAAAGTTAATATTTTTATACGGTGTTAGTTGATTATACATGAGACGATTTTCTTGGGTAATTTCACCCAAATATCTGCCGCTCATATCTATAAAAATCTTTTTCTCTGACAAGAAATGGCCAATGTTGTTACCAGTATTAGAGTGTAGTTGTCCATTAACAAAATTTGCTATATGTTCTCCTCGACTATTAAACAAATATTTCATGGTTATCACCTCAAAAAAATAGTACTCCAGCACGGACGGTAATACTACATTGAAGTGATATCTAATATCCTTGGAGTGACAGGTTCCAAAGCGAACGGGCGGAGTTGCACCGTCCTGTTTCAGCATTGAGTAACCGGTATCAACGAATTGCCTCATCGGATTTTCTTATAATGTTCCACCAGTTGTACTTCCCGGTGATGACTAACGGTTCTACTAGCACAGATATCGCTAAGAGTTGGTCATCTCAAGTTGCGTACCAGATGAACATTGGTTTTGACTGACTACGTGTGCCAGCACAGTAATGCAACCGGCGGGAATCGAACCCGCGACCTTAGGCTTATGCCAGCGCTCTACCATTGAGCTACGGTTGCTACGTTTTTACGGTGTTGAGTAATGTCAACCGTCTTGCGTTCTAGAAACGCTCTACCCTGATACGCTTTGCCCGCTCACCACGTGCCAGATTGGCATTGCGGACGTTATTATTTGAAGCGTTTGTCCATAGCGTTTAATTAATTATTTGTGTGCTTTTGGTTCTGTGCGATCTTGTTTCTTTGTTCATATGATAGAGAACGATCTGCTAACGCGGCTATTTTGTTCAGAGGGTGCAAGGCTGGTGTCTGCGCCCGTGAGATGCCATTCGTGCCTTCTTTGATAAGGAACTGCGCGTCCATCAAGTTCTCACCGTTTATAACCTTGCGAATGACGCTTGCTTCATGTGAAGTCGTTTCTCGATTTAGCTCAGCAGGTAACGGAAACTGTAATCCAACGGTACCATAGCGTTGGCTTAACCATTCAATTAGTGGTTTGCACTCATTTGCAATGTATACAGAAAGATCGTGAAGTTGATCTTGCTCATCATCTAACATTTTGCAACCATCAAGAATCATTTTAACGGCTGTATCGTGATGCTGTTTTGTGACCGGCGCGTTGGCCTCGTAGAACGTTGTAGTGCTATCACTTAGCATCTTGTTCAGCTCTGTTTCGTGTACAATTAACAGCTGAGTGAACGTGTCTTGGGCAACTGTTAATGCTTCGTCGTATGCTGAAAGCTGAGGTACATGTATCTTTTTCATGGCTTTAGAATCATGTGCCACTTGGTCAGCGAGTGTGTCGCGTTCTTTCTGAATCCGGGCGATTTCATCATAAGCTGGACGAAACTTCTTTTCTGCCAGTTTACTAATCTTAGAGATACTTGCCGTCATTTCATTGTTGTTTTTATATTTCATGATATTCTCCTATTATGTTGTATTGTTTTCGTCTATTGCCATTAGGGTAGTACAGCATTCCATACTGCTCTGGGCTCAATCGATTCGCATGTGATTTCACGTTTTCACCATTTGCGCGAGCAGTTTTCTTTGTGGCATGCTTAGTGTTTACACCGTATGAATGCCAAAATGAATTTCACGAAGTTTATGCAGGGCTGCTGTTAATGTTCCTGTAACGCCCTGAATGCCATGTTTTGTCGGACGCTCGTGGTTCTGGCTGGTGCTTATCACAGTACCGTTGATTGAACGGCACCATGGTATTGCATCCAGCATGGTTACACCGCTTCATGATCATACCAACACGCCTGCCGTTTCGGGTTCCGGCTTATCATCTTGATAGTAAAGCTGAACAGTCAGAAGGTTATTCGGTGTAACGGATACCCGAATAAACTCAACTTGATGTCTGTGTGACATCATGAACTTGTCAATGACGCCGTTTAGTTCTCCTTGGTACGCAGTATATTCAAATAGTTTCATAGTTCTAAGCTCCTTTGGTTGTCTTCTTGAGTGTCACCACATCGAATGCATTGGGATCATCATCATAGGCGATAGATTGAATTACGTACAGGGTGCCATTAAGTTTTACTAGCACGCTGTCATCTATCGCGTCAGTGTGGCGTACTACGATCGCTATGGTGTCCGCTAGGTCTGTGTCGGTGATCTGGTAGGTCTGTGTACCAGTGCGGTCATATGATCCATAGAATAGGGTGCCAGTCGGCTCAAATGTGGAGATGTTAATACCTGTGCCAGTTTTGTGGTTAGCTGTTTTACCGATTTCAGCCACCTTGTTCAGGCAGGAAATTGAATAGTTCTTCATGCTATTCCTCCTCGTTAGCTGATGTGGGGCGCGAGCTTGATCTGCTCTTTGATGCTTCGCCCTGAAATGTTGGCACGCCAGTTAAGCTCGGCGTAGTCGGCTATCTCAAATCCAGCTGCCAATAGTGCGCCTTTCATCATGCCGTTAGTGATGTAGAAGCCACTGGGTAAGTCAGTGAATAGGTGCTTGATACCGTATGAGGTATAGTCGCCGTTGATTGTCTTTCGTTTGGCTAGTCCTTTAGTCCAGAGATACAGTTTATGCTGCATGTCCTCAGGCATCAGCATAAACGCGAATGGATGATCCTGTTCAAACTGGCTGAGATCAGATGACTTAGGTTCAATGTGCCAATTCTTGTACTCGTAATATTTGCGATACTTCTCAGGGATAGGAAATTCATGTTCAAACCTAGCCCATGTGTTTTCTGGATATAGCATTGTCTTAGCCTCCGTTGCTTTAAACTTGTTTGTTTTTGACGTGGTCCACGTGGTAATCGTGGGCAAACGTTGATATATAAGCATTCATAGGCCTTAATTAAGTGGTCCAAGCATGGTCCAAACGTGGTCCGGGTTCTAATGGACCAGAATGGACCAAGCATGGTCCACGTTCATAAGCCTCGGTATCCATTGCGCTGCAAGGGATTGACCACGTGGCCCATGTGGACCACGTAAAAAACGAGAAAACTATAACCGGACGTATCCTCTCGGTCTGTTTCCATTAATGCGTAAACGTTGCGATTGCCAGCCGGGCATATTGTCCATAATGAGTTTGATACGTTTTGCATCGGAGTTTGTACGTCCCATTAGGTAACGATCGACTGACTTGTCGAACACCACTTCCATGATCTCTCTGGTCGTGGTTTGTTGCAGTGGTTGTAATTCTCCAGCATCCAAGTGCTGTTGTAACCAAGTGGCAACATCGCCGTTATGGTCAATATGAGTGTGAAAGAAGCTGGCCTTTAGGCTCAATGACAACTTTTCCCAATTTGATGGTACTTTCATGTTGAGGAAGTCTTCGATGGCCTCTTTCATAGGGTCAACGGTCTCTGCTTCTTGTTGATATGGTTTAGCCAGTTGCATCAGCTTATCATCAGCAAAGACACTCTCACCTGCATCCACCCATGTTTTGACCTCTGCCAGTACCTGATGTACATCGTGGTTGATCTTCGGCACGCTTTCTTCATTGCGCCACACCACTTTTGTGGGCTTTGTAACGCCACATCTGATAGGAAAGAAACGCCGTTCACCAGTGGCATCTTTCAAATAGTCCTGCTGATTAGTGCTGCCAATGAACACACACTTGCGTAAATGTGGGTATACGTAATGGCTATAACTCCCGCGGTATGAATCAGACTGGGCACTGATGAAACTCTTAGCCGACTCAATCTCAGTTTTTTTCATTGCGGAAAGTTCACCGAGTTCCATGATCCAGTTGCCTTGCAGCTTCTTGTAATCTTCGTCCGTTTTGCCCATTGATTTTAATGAATCGCTGAACTTTGTCGGGAATAAGTTACGAGCAGCCGTGCTCTTACCAAGTCCTTGTTTACCTTCAAGAATTGGAACGAGTTCAAACTTGCAACCGGGTTGATAGACACGTTTTACAGCACCAGCTAACCATTTACGAGTAACGGCACGGGTATATTCATTATCCTCGGCACCTAGATAGTCGATGAAGTAACGTTCTGCTCTAGGGGTACCATCCCATTGCTCAGTTTCGATCCAGTCTTTAACCGGGTTGATTGAGCGTTCCTTGCCAACGACAACCAAGGCATCTTGCTCATTCTGCTTGCTAAACAAGAGATTATGCTTACGCTCAATATATGATCGGACGACAGCATCATCTTCATCAGTCCAGAATCCTTTACGAATTGGTAATCCTTTAACGCTTTTTGTCTTGATAAGCATCTCTGAAAAGTCGTCCCATGCAATCACATTGGCGAAGACCGGATCATTATCAAGCAGCAGTTGAACGTTAACGACTGAGTCTTTTCTAATGCCACCATTGCCGTCAAGTTTAAGGTCATTGCGCCATTGCTCTTGGCCTGTAAAATCAACGTTGACCACTTTCTTGGCTTCTTGCTTAATATCTTCGGGCATTGCTTTAACCAACCGCACGCCTCCTCTCTTCGGCTTTTAATACTGACTTGAAAATCTTATTAACCTCGGCTTCTGACAGGGGTGTATCTAGATAGTTATCATTAGTTGCAAACAGCAAGTTATAAACTGTCTGCGGTTCTGCACCTGTGAAGAACATTTTGCCAGCAATCTTAGTCAGAAAATCATTGCGATTGCCAGTACTAGTGCCGTTCACTATTTCGTCTAGCAGCCTGCCTGTCCATCGTTTGCCTCGATAAACTGTTGAACCACCAAACTCTGGGTTAGGGTGGCTGACACGTTGGATTTCATCTAGTAACCACTGAGGCGCTGGTGCTAGTTTGGTGATCTTGTGCCCTTTGAGTGGTTGATACATGCCATTCTCGCGAATACTGGGGAATACCGGTACACCAGTTGCAATATAGTCGATACCGGTTTTCTCACCATTATTAGAGAACAAATCCGATCGACTGGTCAGCCTCAATTCCTTGGGATAGGTGAAGAAGATATGAAGTCCACCGTTTGGGGTGGTTTCCACATACGTTGAAGGAATTTGACCAGCACGACCATCAGCGCTCAATTTAGCCAACGACTCATTGCCATTGGCTTCGCTTTTATGCCCCATATCAATATCCAATATCAGCACGCCGTCTAAGCCAATACCAATGTTATAATTAGGATGTTCGCCCCACCATTTCTTGGCTTTTTCTGGGTCTTTGGTAGCGTCCTTATATCCGTGGGAACCATTAAGTGGTGTTCTGGTTCCGGGCGCAAGTGGATAGACTGCAAAGCCATGCTGCTGGTAACCAAGTGCTACTTTAAGCACGTCGACCATCGACAGCATCTCCCTCCATAAGAAGACAGCGAGCATCAATGATCTTGTCGACTGTGGCATCAGTTAATGCTTCAAGCGACTTATCTTTAAGTTCTCGCCGCAGAACGATGAGCAGTGAGCTGGCTTCTTTGAGTAAATCTTGAGTTGCTTCTATATCTGGCCTCGTCATCATTTGTCTACCTCATCATCAGCTTCTTGTGGGTCAAGAGCAGCAATCTGATCAGCGATAATGTCTCGAGCACCGTAGATTACGAATTTCCATGTATCAAAGTCACTAGATGCAGCACAAGCTACCATTAACGCGTTATCGTGTGATTGCTTGTCAGTAAACCAGCAAACGGATTCGCCGAATTCGTCAAGCATGGTGCAAAGAGCGAGCAGTGATCCTTGTGCTTTGCGTAATTCATACAGTATGTTGTTCAAATCTAATGGCTTCTTAACAGTAGTTGAAACATTTTTCATATTAATTGCCTCCATTTTCCTTGACAAAAACATCTAATAGAGACAAGCTAAAAGTTGATATATATCTTTTCGCTTGTCTTCTTCTCGCCTTGAGCTGCCACTCTTGGCGATTTTTTTGTGGCTTCAATTAGTGAGCGCCGTTCAGCTTTCTTAAACTGCCAGTACCGATCACACTCGGCATCAGCTTGCACGTAGTCGTGCCACTGCCAGCCAAATTTTGTGCTAACCCTTTGTGCCATGACGATCGTCCTCCGAGAATTGAGCATAGGCACCACAGACAGCTCCAACCATGAAAGCCATGCAGAGTGCCGGAACAGTGAGCGGGTGGCTTAGTAGCCACGTAATAATGCTAATCATCGGCATCATCCTCGTTTTCATACAGCTTTAGGATCTCCGATACCCGCAGCAACTCTTTTGCAGTCGTAACGGCCAGCTCGCTATTCGGGATATACTTGCCATCAACCGTGACTGTACTGTCTTCTGTAATGGCATGAACGTTAAGCTTAATGTCGTCTATCAAATTTCCAAGCTCGTGATCTAGTGCTATCTCTTCTTTACTAAATAAATTCATAATGTTTCCTCCTAGCGCTATGCGCCTGCCATAAGTTGCTTACAATTTGCCGCCTGCCCAGCAGTCTAAACTTCCCTTGATGCCATGAACTCGATCAACTGCTTCTTGCTAATACGCTTAGCAGTATTTACATGCGTTACCTTGATTTCGCCACGCTTGATGAGCTTGTCGAGTGTGCCTCGGCTGATGGACAATAGTTTGCATGCCTCACCGAGATTCAAGAATTCTGGAATCTGCGGCTGGATGGTCTGTTGCTGTGGCATCATCTCTGCCACGGTTTGACGTACGAGCGACCGAAGCTTGTTCTCAAACTCTGATGTAGTGCTAATCTGTAGCTGCATTGGTTTAGCCTCCTTCACTATGAGTAAATAAAAGTTAATACCCGTTTCGGGTATAGATAGACTATATACTCATAATGAATATTTGTAAATAGGTGCTAGACATTTTTTTCAAATCGAGTAACATCAATTCAGGAGGTGATCACTTTGAAAAATAGAATCAAGGCATTTCGCTACGAAAAAGGCTGGACATTAAGCCAACTTGCAAAGAAGGCCGGTATGCCCATAACAACTCTTAGCAACTATGAACGTGGAACGAGAACACCCTCTGCTGAAGTGTTAAAAAAACTAGCTGATATTTTTGAAACAAATACTGCTTATTTAATGGGACTGACTGATGCTCCGGCTGAAACACTAACAAACAGCAATTTAAAAAATATTGAATTTGAAGTCAGAAGCGAAGCATTTCAACGGCTCGCTAATATAGTGCTTTCAATCGGATCGGAATATGGGGGTAATATTGATGAGGACTCGGAAAATATTGTTTCTCATATATTGCGATTTTATATTTCGTCTAGTCGTAGTGAGCATTTGCACGAAAACATAGAAGAACTTCAGATTGTTTTATCTCTGTTAGTACAATTGGTCGATTCTGATTCTAGGAAAAAACCTCTTGGCGTTGATGATTTTGTGAAAATACAAAATGCAATTAACAATCAAATATCTAGGTTATATTTAAACAACCACGGGCAGTATACAATTGGTGATTAAGCTGTCCTTCTTATGAAAATAAATTAGAATTCTTGTTACTGTGGAGATCCATTGAGCATGATTATTATCATGGCTGAAAAATCAGCCGCCACCTTTTCCCCAATTTCGGGGAAAACTCTTCAATCTAACACCGCCTGCCCAGCGTGACGGATAGGAGAAAGCAAATGGCATCAATTAAAAAGTACGCAACGAAAGACGGCAAAGAGTTCTGGCGCGTTCAGGTCTTTGCTGGTAATGATCCACAGACTGGCCACAAGAAGTACAAGGTGCGGCGAGGGTTTAAGACAAAAAAAGAAGCCACTGTTGCAGCAGCTAGACTTGAACTAGCAATCAGCAACGGTGACTTAGAAGAAGAGAAACCAAAGCCCGTGTTCTTTCGGGATGTATATGAGGAGTGGTATGGAAACTACATTAATACGGTAAGAGAGTCCACATGGGCCCGAACTGCTGGAATGTTCAATAATCACATCCTACCGGCATTTGGCGGTAAGCGAATTGCCACGATAACCACTAAGGACGTGCAGAAGGCTGTTAAGAGGTGGTTTGAATTCACGTCTGCTAACTATAAGCGGTGGTATAACTATGTTTCATCGGTTATGGACTATGCAGTTCGACAAGGGTATATGGATAAGAACCCCGCCAAAGCCGTTGTTTTACCGCACCATGACGATCTGGTTGGTGATAAGCCGGAGAACTTTTGGACTAAGGAACAAATGAATCACTTCTTTGCCTGTATCGACCAAGCGAACCACTTCGATATCTTCATTATGTTTAGAGTTTTAGCCTTTACAGGCGTTCGTCGCGGTGAACTATTAGCGTTGACGTGGAATGATGTAAGTTTTAAAGAAAACAGTATTAAAGTGAACAAAACACTAACGCAAGGTGATAAAGGCCATCAGATCGTTCAGGCACCAAAGACACGTGCTGGACGGCGTACCATTCCAGTAGACGATCAAACGATGTCATACTTGAAACGGTGGCGTAGAATACAGCAGGAAACATTTCTACAGCTGGGTATTAATACGATGCAACCTAATCAGTTGCTTTTCACTAATACTAAAAACGGGTATCAGTCATTAAACACTCCGTCTAAGCGACTGCATAAGCTGCAAGATGACAATGGACTTACACCCAGAATAACCATTCACGGGTTCAGGCATAGCTTTATATCCAATTTGTTGATTGCTGGTGTTCCTGTTACGTCAGTGCAAAAACTGGTAGGGCACACTGATCCGACCATTACGCTTGGCGTATATGCCCACGTCAGTGCAAAACAGGAAACGGAGGCCACCGCAGCACTTGCCAAATATATGCAAAATTGA